TCAGTGTTAACTGCATCAACGGCATTGGTGTTTGTTTCAGTTGCAATCTTTTGCAATGAAGAGTATAAATCTTTTTTAGCCATTAGGTAATCCTAGTCTTCCTGCAAAAGGCATAAAGCTACCACCACTACTTGGTGTAGTTCCGGGTTTAGTAGTATATTGAATACCTGCTTGAATACCAACAGATGCTCCCGACAGACCAGCCTGAATTAAACCAGTGGTTAATGCAGTTGAGGAGTTGTTAGCAATACCACCCTTAGATGGAATAAATACTCCAAGGTCTGGAGCAAAGGCATTGCCTCGCTGTCCTAATCTTGTTTGCTGTTGTGTAATAATATCCTGATAGGCACTACGATGGTTTAGCTTAAGGGCTACCATGTTGCTACCTAAGGCTTCAATGTTTTGACGAAGCATTGCCCTAGCCGTTCCACTACTTGCAGTTATACCACGGCTTGTCATTGAAGAAATGAACTGTGCATTGACCTGTGAGGTTTGCTTGCTTAGTGTACTCTTTTGATTTGAGAATGACTTGTCTAAATAGTACTCTGCTAATGCTCGTTCAGTTGCAGCACCCTTTTCAATCTGAGTACTACGCTGAAGATTGGCTTGAAACTCACGCATAACATTTCTGTCTTGCGTTGCCTTTGCCCATTGGTTCTGAAAGTTTGCATTCCTTTGCTGGATTTCTGCTGCCTGTGCTGCTGCGTCAGCTTGGCTAGCTGAACCTAATGCACCCATAACACCTGAAGCCAAAGCCATTGCTCCCATTGCTCCTGCTGCTACTACTCCCATTTGAGTCCTCTTTCTAAGAAGGATAAGATATCTGGTATTGAATCTGTGAGATCCTCAGTATTTACCCGCATTATTTTATTTTGATTTTGTTTATTGAGCCACTCATTTAAATAAGTAGCATGCTCGTAGAATATATCCACTGGATTGATTAAAGTAGCAAAGACAGGATGTAGTTCACACTCGTCTTTAAAGACTTTATATATACTATACATCTGAGCTAGCTTATCTTTTCTTTCTAAGACAACAATACGAGATATTCTGTTTGTGTTAATGGTGATTAAATTAGGATACCAAAGTTTAACAATATGGTTATTAAGTTCTTTGGGATTGAGTGTGTTTGTTTCCCAGTAGCCCTCAGGGTTGTGTTTGGGAACAACTATGTTATTGAATGCCTCCCCTATGATGGGGAGTCCTGCCTTCTTAGCACTCTGCATTACAAATGAAGTACCAGTACGGGGACCAATACCTGTTACAACAGCTATACTCATGGGCGATTTCTTTTTAATATAGATTTACCGAACCTACCCTTTGGAATATCCTTTCCATTCAACAAGACAGCACCGGAGATTCTATCACCTAGAAGACCAAGTACTCTTTTGTTTCCCATCCATTCCTTAATCTGGTTCTTGTAGTCTTCTTGCTGTTTATGAATCAATTCTCTATCTGGATCAATAGCCAAAGCATTTATCCAATGGGACACAGCAGCACTCAGTACATCCACACGGTCATCATGCTTAAGAGCACCCCGCTTGTTCTGTAGTCGAGTAATCTGTATCTGATTCTCCTTGTCTTGGATAACCCCAACATCAAATACAAGACGGTGTTGTGCCATGATTGGCTCAAGTGTACTTAAGATTCTATTCTCTTTAGATCCTGTAACCTTGTACTCTTCAATACCAATCTGTCCACAGTTCTGTGCAATGACAGGCTGGATGATCTTACCGAACATACCATCACCATAGTTAGACTCATACTTAACAAGGTTAATCTTGTATTGATTAATAAGCTTACAGATCTTCATTAGGGTAGGACTATCATAGCCACCTTGGATACCCGTAAGTTCATGTATAACAATATAACCATGAGCAAAGGAAGCCACACATAGAGCTGTCTCATCCGCACCACGACCTGAGGGATCTATGAATAAGACCGTCTGATTGTAGGGAACAAAGGATGGCTCAATATGCATAGGCTCATAAACAAGATCACCCTTCATACCAAATGAAGAGACTCTCTTATTCACAACACTCTTAGCATGAACTACCTTGACTGGGAAGACCTGTGGATCTACATCCAATACAATTAAATCTTCAAGTCTAAGGGGATATCTTTTGACATCGGCACTTGAGGTCTTGAGTTTGTAGTGTAAGTCAAAGTTGGTCGGACCAATCTTCGCTTCAATTTCAGCAAGCTTTTCTGTGGGAAATCTTTCAGGCTGAGTCGATTCTCCCGGCTCAAAGCCCAGACCAAGAATATATTCATCAACATTTTCTATCTCTTCGGGGTTAGTTAAGTCTGGCATGACAGCCGGAAACTTAACGGTGGGGTAAATCCCACCTAGTTTATTATATACAGAGTCTTTAGATTGTGGTGTACCCAAGAATCGGATACTAGCCACATCAACTTTATTTACTACATTCTCTAACTCCAAGCATCTCTCCCAGAGTTTCTCTCTAGCCTGAGGGGAGTCAGAGTTTTCTACAATCTCAACATCATCACCAATGATCTGATCAGCATGTAGACCTGTGATCTGTGAGGTAATACCCTTAGCAGTTACTGACAGATCCTGTCCGAACTGGGTACGGGTATGTACATTAAAACCAAAGGCACTGTCCTTGTCATTCTCTAATGGCTCAAGATCCTTCATGTAAGGAACCTGAGTTAGGATAGCTCTGGTCTGGAACACAAACTTAATAGCCCGGTCAGCCCCTGCTGATAATACAAGTATTGTAGTATTGTGATTCAACAAGAGTAACCATGAGACATAGCATGCCATGATTACAGACTTGCCGTCACCACGCCCTGCTTGTAGGAGCATATCCTTGGTTCCTACTTGGAGCCGATGTGCCATAGCATATTGCTTAGGGGTAGGTTGACCCAAGCCTAGGTACTTGAAACAGAAGTAAAGATGGTTTCTAAAATCCTCTAGGACTTCGGGGGGAGCTTTCATGGGCTTCCTTTCTAAGCCCCCTAGCAGGGGCTATAAACGGTTTCTCAGTCAATGGGCTATCTTGCTAGCCCAAGTACAATCAAATGGTTCCTAAGGGCATTCCTGCCCCTAGGAACCGTTGTGTTAAATCTGGGTAGACTTAAATTTGAATGGCATCTTAGCCTTCATAGCACTCTCTAGGGTATCTAGGGAGGTAGAAGGGATGCCATCTAGAGCTTCCCGGTTGTCGTTGACCACGCCACGAATGACTTGGTACAGACCGGGGGTACTCTTTGTATCGTCCTGAAGATCGTCTAGAAGACGCTCAATAAGACGAGCATTTAATTGAGTGATAAGTTCTTTATTCACTTCTTCTTGAACAGCTCAGGCAGCTTGCTCACTGGAACGACTGATCCAGCGATATAGCCAACCACGCAAAGAAGACATGCAAACCAAACTGAACCGATAAATGATGCCATAATATTATCCTTGTACTTTCTTATATGCAGCATCGAAGGCAGGATCTCCTGCTCTGAATGCTGCGATTGCTTCTCTAATGGTAGTAGGATCTGATTCGTCCTTGGCTTCAGCAAGCAACTTAGCTTGTTGAATCTTCTTCTCTGGGATAAACAACCCAAGAGAATATACTACCTTCTTAATTAATGTACCAATTCCTGTGTACCACAGGAGTACACATACACCTAATATAGCTAAGGCAATAAAGCCGTAGCTAAGTAGGTCTGCCCACCAAGGGGTACTGTCTTTAATGTTACCTAAGATACCCGCAATGTCCTCAGATTCACCGAGGATGTTACGAGCGTATTTGTGGGCGACTACGATGTCCTCCGTATTAAGTATCTGTAGAGCACTTGCTTGTATCTTATAAGTGCTTGATGATATCTCATTAACAGAGGAACATCCTGTAAGAAAAACTAGTAAGAATAGCTTACGCATTAATTCCTTTCCAGCATCTCAATACGATACCGTAGTTCCTTCAACTCAACCATTACAGCCACCATGTTCTTTCCTAATTCAATATCAGTCTTAACTAGATCTCTAGTTATGTCTTTTAATAGAAGAAGTTCTGCCATGCTGTTGTCGATTTGAGCCTCCCTTTTGCCTAGGCGTATAATAACAGTAACTACCCCAATAGTGAGAATAGCTAATTGCAATACCGAAACATAGATACCAATGTTATTCTCATTCATAGGTTATTCCTTAAGCTATACGCATTAAAACATATTCAATAGTTGCTCCACCACCAAGATTAAGTTGGAATGAAGTACCACCTACACCACCAGTTAAAACACTTCCTACAGATACTCTAGTAAATGTTCCAGTAGTAGTCATAGAATTATTATCTATACGATAAGCTAGCATTGCTGCAACTGGAGATTCAGGTGCAAATAACGCAGATTTGGTATAGGCAAAAGTTGTACCACCCGCTGTTAGTTGTTGCTCAAGAATTATAATTTGATGACCCTCAAGTACAGTAAGAGATGTATTTCTAGAACCACCCGATGAATGGAATATTGGAAAATATTTTGGTACATTAACAGTCATACCACTAGTAGTAATAACGGCACCCGCAGCCGCAGTTATTGCTCCTATTACAAATTGTCTTATAGGAACCTGCATAAGCAGTTTTTTAATTGGAAGTCTAGCATCAGTATCACTTATACTATCTATAGAACCATCAACATAAGTCTTATTAGCCAAGTGATTTGCAGCAGACGGAGCCTTACCTGCAGTTATATTATATGAACTATTAACCGTAACTTCTTGATTTAATGTTGTTGTACCAGTAACTACAAGGGTAGTATCTAAAGTTGTACCACCATTAACTGTTAAAGCACCACTGAAAGTAGCAGCTCCGGAAGGAACAATAGTTAATCTAGTTGCTGTTGGTGTATCAGTACCAGTTTTTACAACAAAGTTTCCAATACTGCAACCTAATGTTTGAGCGGCTGTATGTACAGTACCAGCTGTTGGCATTAGATTACCACCACTGATACCTGAAGTAACTGCAGAATCTAAAGCTGTCTTTGTAATCAACTCAGTTCCTGCAGTAGGAACAGCAGTAGGATCTTTAATTAAGAATGCTTTACCAGATGCTGGGACTCTAAGTACCATATCACCAACAGCATAAACACCAGCACTAGCACCAGCACTAGCTTCAATAGTAGTATCTACTGCTGAACCAAATTTAAGCTTGGCACCAGTAGTTCTCATTGTAATAGCATCAGATAAAACAGTGCCTAAAGTACAAGCACCCAGAGCATTCAATGTATTAGAAGAACAGTCCACATTAGCTAGCAAACTAATTTTACCAGTACCATTAGGATCTAAAATTAAATCTAGATTAGTGCCTGTTGTAAGTGTATTAGCCGTACCAGCAGCAATAATAACAGATCCAAGTGTGGCTCCAGCAAATGTTGGAGAAGCACCACTATGGATATTCTGTGGTAAACTAATTGTTGGAGTAGCACCAGCACTTACATTTACTTGACTACCTGTACCACTAATACTAGTAATACCTGTATTAGCAAGAGTTATAATATCAGTACCAGCATCAGTAGTAATGCTCATACCAGTACCAGCATTAAGTGTTAGAGTCGCAGCTGAACTATTTGCTGCTACTGCGGTTTGTCCTGTTGTTCCTGTTACTGCAATTGTTCCAAAGGAAATTGGAGCTGTAGCAGTATTAGCAATGGTAATTGTTGAACCAGCACCAGTAACTGTAATATTACCACTACCACTTAGATTTAATACACTTGCATTTGCAGAAGCTGTAACAGATGTTCCAGAAGATGGAGTAATAGTTTTAAAGATAGCTTGTGAACTACCCTTATCAGTATTAGCAATAGTGATACCAGCACCTTCACCACCACTACCAGTAACTGAAACACCATCAGTACCTGTAGCAGATGCAATATAATCTCCAGTAGTATTAGTACCCAGAGCAATTGCATTAGTGGCTACTGTAGTAGCAATACTGACTGCCTGAGAGCCATCAAAATTAACCGTTCCAGTAACAGGACCAGTCAATGTAATAGCTCTTTCATTAGCTAGCTTAGTAGCCGTTGCTGCAGTTCCGCTAAGAGCAGAATCAGTAAATGCTATATCTTTAGTTGTAACACCAATACGCATTTTAAGTGTGTTACTTTCAAACCAAACATCACCTGCTGTAGGCGATGTCGGAGCAGTACCACCAACAAACCGTAAAGGAGATAGTGTAGTAGTACTACCAGCTAACTGAATCATACCCGTCATTATACCGCCAGCCTTTGGCAAGGCAGCACTAGCAGTATTTTGAGCTGTAGTTACATTACTATTTGTAGTAGCTAGACTACTATTAGTTGCAGTTAGATTTGCCTGAACACCTACAGCATAATCATAAATATTTTTTGCTGCATTAGAAGTGGCTGCTGTATCAGTAAGGGTAGAGTTTAATAGAGAAGATAATCTTACTATAGTAGAACCAGATGAAAGCTCAAGACCAGTGCCAATTTTAATACCACCTAATGCTGTGCTACTTGCAGCAGCAATAGAAAGCACACCGGGACCAGTGATACTCAGACCACTCTCATTGCCTGAACTAATTTGCACTAAACCAAGAGCACCTGTTGTAGCTGCATCTCTATAAGCAATTTGTTTAGTGGCTGCTGTTGTTCTAAACTGTAAGACATCATTAAGATTCCACAGGTCACCACTAACTAATGTACCAAGTGTTGCTGCACTAGAAGGAATAGATAGAGAAGCTATTGCAGTGGTTGCAGTAGCAGTCCTTAGCTTTCCTGTCATTTGCTGTGTGCCATCAAGCAGCATTGAAAGACCCTTAAGATCATTTACTGCTTTAGAGTTAGCTAAAATTGTCGTAGAGGTACTAGTAGTAGAATCACTTCGGGTTACTGAAATTGAACCAGATGTATTGGTTAAACCACCATTAGTGGCAATTGTAACGCCACCAAGTTGTGTATCGGTAGCTGTAGTTAGTGAAATTGCACCCGCATTTACAGTAATACCACCATTATTTACAATAGAAACAATACCTTGTGCTGATGTGGTTCCTGCAGCACCAGAAACAAGTCTAGATAGACCAAAGTTTCTAATAGTAATAAAACCAGTTAAAGTAGCGGTAGTATAAACATGAACTGTTTTTGTTGTACCAGCATCCTGTAAATAGAAGTATCCATTAAAAGCACTTGTGGTTGGAGCAGCAGGTTGAGGAGTAAATTTAATAGTACTTCCTTCAACTTCTACTAAAAGCATACTGCTAGTTGTTCCCATCAAAGGATTAGAACTATCTAGAAATTGATAAGAATATTGATTATAGGTAGTACTGCCAATTGTTGGAGTAGCAGCAACTGCTCCTACAGCAAGACGATAAACTTGTGGAACTGTACTACCAATTAAAGTACCAGTATTTACAACACTTTGAAGTAAACCAAAGTTAACAGCATCAGTAGCTTGAGCAGCATTGAGTGCTGGAGTACCAAGACCTGTAAGTATTTTATTGCCAGCACTAATAACACCACCAACGGCTACCAGAGCATTGGTATTAAAGTAACCTAATGGTACAGCATCACTATTATCTGACGGCGTAGCAACACCACGAATTTTTCTATTTTCGCCTGATTTAAACGCAGTGAAATTAGTACCATCCCAATATACAGCATTGCTTTGAATTGGAGTTAAGACTGCAGCAGCTAAACCAGATGTTGTTTGATAGTTAGCAACAGTTGTATCTACATACAATTTATTCGCTGCATGGTTATTTACAGTAGGCGTAGCAACACCAAAGATATTTTGATCATTTGAAGATCTTAGGGCAGTAAAGCGGCTATTGGCTGAATCCCAGAATACAGCATTTGCTTGAATCTGCGTTGCTGCAGCCGTATTAAAACCACTAAGACTTTGGAAATTATCCACTACATATTTCTTAGTAGCTGCATCTTGATCACTTACGGGATTAACTACATTACTAATTAACTTAGTACCCGCATTGTAGAATGTTCCACCAGCATGCGAGATTGCTCTCCCATCAATAAGATTATTGGTGTTAGTATTAAAATCACCGATATGCGCGGTTGATAGGGCTACAGAGTTTGCAGCCACAGTAACTCGTCCTTTAGTATCAACAGTAAACGTAGGGATAGTAGTGGTACTACCATAACTACCTTGTGAAGAGACAACTAAAGGTGGAATTAATGCATCAGCAAATGGGGAAGTAGTAATACTAATAGCTGAAGCACCCAACGCAGGAATATCACCACTACCAATAGCTCGTTCGCTAATAGATGTTATTCTTCCTTTAGCATCTACTGTAATATCTTTAATCGGACTACCACTATAAGCATTAGGTACAACCGCAGTATTATTTAAACAAGCATCTGGAAGAACAAACTGACCAGCATTTGCGGGATTAATCTTACTGAGATTAATACCATCAGGAATAAAACTTAATGGTAAAGCTGATTGATTTGCTGTAACTGTATCTAGTTTAGCAAATAAAATTGACCCATCAGCAATAGCATCCTTAGGTAAGATATAACTTTGCGATAAAGCATTGCTTAGTTTGCTTAGTGGAATGTTATCAGGAAGATCAGCATGACCCATGTTTCTATGGCTAGCAAGCGTTACTCTGCCTGTAGTATCATAAGCAATCTGTAACATATTGTTAGTATTAGTAGCTGTAGCTTTACCATAAGTACTGGCTTGAGTAACGCCAGTAGTGGGTAGATCAACTACTGCAATAGCTCTATGAGAAGCAGAGGTTATGATACCCTTGCTATTTACTTCAAACTTAGTTAATGGACTACTTGCATCAGTAGAACCATATACTTGTGCTGTTAAAGTAGAAACAAGGGGAAGATCCGCATTAACTATGTCGTTAGCAGCAATAATAGTAATGCGACCTTTTGCATCTGCAGTAAGTGAAAGTAGTTTACCTGTGCCACCATACGCTTGAGCAACTAGACCAGATACAGTAGGTAGATCCTCAACTGCCATGCTTCGATGACCCAAACCACTCAGTATACCCTTATTATTAACTGTTGCATATACCATATTATCAGCATTGCCGGGTGCTGACTTACCAAATGTACCAATATTTGTACCTAATGTGTTTGGTAAATTTTCTAGGGGTAGGGTATAAGTTGTTTGTCCAGCAGCACTTGAAAGATTAGCTAGAGGAATGTTAAGGGGAAGTCTAGCAACACCTACTGTACCTGAAGTTAAATTATCCGCATTGTTTAGCTGACTCAAATTAACTGCATCTGTTGAAACAGTACCCGGAGCTAAGTTTGTAATCTTATAGTTTGTTGCAGAATCTGGAAGTCTAGTAGTAAAGTCACCAGTAAATGTTGAAGTACCAGCAACTACACCTGTACGATAGATTGCACCCTTTGTTACAGCATTTTTAACTGCAAAAACATTGGGAATAAATGCACCACCAGTGTATACAATATTATCCTGACCAGTGAAAGGTGTATTAGCATCTGTAATTTCTTTAGTTGCTACATCTTTAATAAAGTTATTGTTCATTTTCAAGTCGGTGTTCCCTAAGAAGGGACCATCAACTGCGTTTTCATCATACTTAAGAATAATCTCATTGCGAATCTTAGCTACAAGTTCTTGTATTAAATATTTTAACTGATCAAACTGTAAGTTTAATTGTGTGGTAGTTAAACGAGTACCGGGAGCAAAAGTTACAATACTATTTAAGGAAATTGTTTTTCTACGAATAAAAACTTTATCATACTGCCGAACTGGCGGTCCTTCAGCAGTTGTATTTGCAACCACAGGAATATTAATCCATTGCTCATTATCATTTGCATCTGGTAAAGCCAATAAAAAAGTTCGACTAAGAGGATAATATGCAGGATTTACTGCCATTTCAAATTTTGTTGGTATTGTAGCTAAGTCTACAAACTTTAGTATCTTAGTTTGTTCATTGATTGAATACCAGTTTTTTGGAAAAATAAAACATTGTCTTCGATCTGCAATTGTAAATTGATTGGTTCCAAATTTAGTATCCGCTCCCGTATCAAACACTCGTTCAACTTCAATCTGATCAATCAAAGGAACATTCGGCAAGAATGCCATAGTACTTAAGTCAAACTCTCCGGCTCCTACTGATGTATTACCATTGGAATCAAAGATAAGTGTTGCTTGTGCTATATTTAAGTTATCATATGTTGACATATATGTCTCCGTTAAGTGTCAATGGTTGTGTATTTCTGTTTAAACTTACCCTTGAACTCCATGTTCGTAATGTTTACTGGAGTTGGGTATTCACTGGTAATTCTAATAGTAGTTGAATCTGAGTACCCAAGAATCTTGGATACAAACTCACCTTGCTTTTGGAATATCTCTAGAGGTAGAGTATCTTCATAGATTGTATACTCCGGTCTTGTTGGAATATAGCTTGTTGTGAATGCTGGTCTACCTCTATGGGTTACTTCGATATCATATGGTCCAGTGAAGTAGTGTCTAAAGATAGCACTACGGATATTCAATACACCATCAATAATATTATTATTCTCATCGCGTACAAAGAGAGTGCTAAGTTCTACATTCATCTTAAACTTAAGACCGATGTATACATAGTAATTCCTAATTGCATAGTTTGCCCCAATGACTACAATCTCTGTATACTGTCCCCCAGTAGCATCTGTTTTATTAGTTACACTATAGGGTTGTATTGCTACATTACTAAGATCTTCACCATCAGGGTCGCCATTATTTAAATATCCCTTAAAGAGGACAACAAAGTACTTATTAGTCTCAGTTATGTTGGTATGTCCGGGTATACGATAAGTAGTCATTGCGGTGTATGGATCATAGTTAGCATTAAAGTTAACAGGTTGATCTTCTGAGTTAATGATTTTCATCTTAAACATGCGATCAAGGCGGGGAACATATACATCTTCATTTAACATGTAGTTACGATAAAGATAATAAACATAATTATTACTACCAGAACTAGTTTGTCTTTTACTGACAACATACATGTTATTAGCAAAGCACTGTAGTGTCTCAATAGAATCTGTATCATCTAGGATATAGCGATAGAATGAATTCTGTACAACCCTATCCCCACTAAACCGATTGACATACCCATAGATATGATTCCGCTGGTCATCATCCACAAAGAGTAGAGTGTCCTGTGCGGGGGCTGTGGCTGCAGTCCTGTAGTTCTTTGGTAGATAGCCAGCTGCTGTGCTTGAAACCTCTACAGCAGAGGCGTAGCCCATTGTACCCTTACCCGTAAAAAGGAAGAGCTTCTGGGAATCAAAGAAGTAGAGTCGTGACCCAATAAACTGTGGGTCTAGGATAGGCGCAGTACCATAGTAGGTAACCGGGGCTACCGCTACATTGCTTGGCGACAGTTCCATACCTGCGGCAGACATCAATTGGAATTGAATGTTAGCCTTGGTATTGATAAACATATACTCTTCAAAGGGAGTCATACTTGTGATTTCACAGTAGCTGTTTGAGGAGACACGAATGTCAATAGGATCTGTAGTAATGATATTGTTTGGGTCCGTCAAGAAGAGTGATTCATATTCTCCCATTTCAGATGAGAAGATAACATCATCAGCGGAGAACCATAGTCTATCTTTAAAGACTGCAATTGAATTAATCTTTACATGCTTAAGCTTTTTGCGGTCTACGGTCTTAAAGATACTCGGTCCCGGATTGGTTGTCTTGTCACCTGTGGTTCTAGCAGACCACTTGATTGGCTCCATGTTCCATGCGGTTACATTGGATGAATCAATGGACACCACAAGCTTTTGTGGCATTCTTTTGGGATCAATGTAAGAGTGTTCATCAGGTGTTCTAATCTTTTGAAGATAAGGTCTACCTGTAGTTGGTACTGCGGTTGTGTGTGCTACATTTGCAGTTGTTCCTGAGTAAGGATAGATACCTTTAGTACTGTTGTTATAGTAATAAGTTTGCTCGGTTGGGTTCCAACCAATGACTCTATAGTATCCACTTGTTGTATTAAGATATGGATTGAGAGTAAAGAATATTTTACCTCGACCATCAATAATACCATTAAGAAGTGTATCACTATCATAAAGAGAGCGAAGCATGTTTCTTGCAGTAACATCTTGAGTACCAGTTAACTTTGAGTTATTAGAAAACCAATCATCTTTTTCAGGGGGTAATCTAATAGCAGATAAATCATTAACACGACTACCTAAATAAGCTTGAGCTGTGTTATAGTAATAGTAATCATCAGCAGAAATATAGTCTGCATTAGTTATGGCAATACTATAAGTAGATGAAGTGGTTATTGCTGTTGGATAGGCAACATCTACTGTAGCGATCTGTGTACCACCATCATAACTAATAATAGTTCTTGATAGTCCACTATTTGTTCCCTCAGTAATAGTTATTGTTTGTCCAACATAATCATCAGTTACTATAGAAGCGTTTGTTGCTAATTCAATTGTAGAGGTTGTACCAGCGCGAGCTTTGCCTTCAACGAGAAGACTGCTAATATCAATACTATAACGAGATGTAGCATCTGGTGTTGTAGTCCAAGCTGATACTGTTGCCATTCTTGTTGCTCCGGCATAATCTAGAATTCTTCTAGTTTGTCCGGCTCCAGTTCCAGATGTTATTGTAATTGTCATCCAATTATAAACATCATTTTTATTACTAGAAGTACTGTCTAATACAATAGTAATAGCTGCGGCACTTGATGCTTTACCAATTAATAATGCAGGTCGAAAGCCAAGTAAGACATCATCTTCAGTAGCTGCTAAGCCATCTGTACCCGTGTCGAATACTTTGGCAACCTTAGCTGCCGTATAGTATTTAACCTTACGACCATTGACATCTGGAGTTGCAGTCACATCTCCATTTAAATCAAATAACATACCATCAGTATTTACATCCCCAGTAACATCAGAACTGAATCCCGCTCGTACATTCTTATTAAGAACAACTACGCTTGATCCCAATGATACAGCCTTAAGGGATTCCTTGGCTGTCTTGCTGTTGTTTGGATTGTGTGTAATATAAGCACGGCTAGTTGCACTGACTACAGCCTCAGTATTCTGATTAGCTGGAGTTAGATCTTCCCACTTACCTGTAGGGTAGACTCTAAAAATGTAAAATAAATTATCAACAGTTGTAGTTGCACTGAAGTCAATAACAACAAGGAATGTATTCTCTTCATTAATGCTGTACCAATAATACCATAGATCATGGTTTGCTGGCACAGCTGCTAAAGAATATAAATCTAATCGAATAGCAGTTGATGAGGTATCCCATGATGTAGCCTCGGCTGCAGACTTCTGCGGTACAATCTCAAAGCCGGGTCGCTTCTCAAAGTTACGCTCTAGGGAAACTAAAGCATTGTCAATATTTTCTGCTTCGTTTGGTTGCCGTCTATTAGGCGACTGTCTACCAACAGAGTTGGTTGTGAAGACAGGAAGTTTGGTTGAAGCATAGCCAGCTTGTGGGCTGCGTCTGCGAATAGCCATTAAAAACCTCCGGTACGAAAGTACCTAAACCGATTTGGATCACTTAAATTACGAGAACGCATTGCTGAACTTCTAGCTAGATTGTTATTACCGAAGATGTT